TGCTTCGGTTCAAAATCTTCCGTGTTATTTACGCGAAAACCGACATTGTTAATCAGTTTGTTTCTGCGTACACCGTCCGCAGCCAAAGCTCCGGCAGGAACAGAGCCTAAGACCTGCATGAAGTCCGCCCTGTAATTGCGACGTTCGATCAACAGTTGGGGATCGACGTACTTGTTCAAATAAAGACCGTCTACTGATTGTGCCATATTCTTTTTTTTAAATGGTTAGTATTTTATTTTCCGTTACGCTTTATGTAGTCATTCAAAAGACGTTCGTATTCAGCCGGATTCTTCTCCATGATATTTTTCAAAGCCTCCGGATCGTTTTGAAGGTCTTCGAACTTTTTGTTTGTGGTATCCGTCAGACTGGGAGCATGAACTTCCGGCATTTCCACAGGCTTGATAGCGTCGAGCAGCTTCTTTGCGGTATCGAAATTGCTGGTCAGGTTCGCCTTCCAGTCGTCACGAACGTCGGCTGTGATTCTTTTTTCCTTGATCGCACTGTTCAGGATGTTTTCGATTTCCTGTTCCTTGCGTGCCTCCTCCTGTCTTTCGAGCATGTCGACGCGGTCTGCCTTACGCTTCCACACGTCTACCTGTGCGATGAATTGTGCTTCCGTGGTACTTGCGTCCATTCCGAAGCGGGTAGTCAACATTGTTAAATCCATGTCATTTTTTGATTTTTCGTTATTAATAGAGTCAGTAATCTCAATTTCACCTGTGTAACCGCAGTTGGTAATCATTTGTGCCGTAGCCTTATCGACTTTTGCCTTGCCTGTAACTTCCGTCACAAAGCCGTTTTCCTTCGCTTCCTGCGCGCTCATCCAGTAGTCGCCCTTCTCCCAGGCGTCCCGGATTTTCTTCTTGTCCGTACACTTTGACAGGAAGGCATTCAGATAGTGCTCATTCAGTTTACGCATGACCTCCAAAGCCGATTCAATATCAGCGACTCTCCCGCATGCCCCTCCGCTGACCTGATGGATCATGAAAAGCCCGTTGGCAGGCATGGAGAACGATGTGCAGTTGATAGCGATGTAGGTTGCCGCACTGGCTACCAGCGCACCGCCTTCACCCGTAATTTTGCCGGGAAACTTCTTGATCACGTTCACGATCTCGTTGGCTTCGAAGCATTCGCCACCGGGAGAGTTGATATAGATATGCACATCCTTGATTCCTGATCTTATCAGTTGCTCAACTTTGGAAGTGAATTCCGCTTCCGTCTCCCTCCATTTTGATATTGTGCCTTTGAGTTCAATCCGGGCACGTCCGTTTTCCGCTGTTGCAGTCAGATTCATTTTCGCGATATTTAAAATTTCATGCTGCAAAATTGGAAAAGGA